AAGCAAGGAGCATCTGACCATGCCAGCATTAGTACGAAATGAAATCCATGTACAGTTATCAAAGCCAGAACGAAACATGTATGACACCATGTGTTCCCAGCTTGTGCTTTCACTAGATGGGAAAGAAATTGATGCCGTAAATGCGGCTGCCCTATCGAACAAGCTATGCCAGATGGCAAACGGTGCCGTCTACGATGAGGAAAAACGAATCATTCCCATTTATGACCGAAAACTCGATGCCCTGGAGGACATTCTTGAAGGTGCCAATGGCAAACCCGTATTGATTGCATACTGGTTCAAGCATGATCTGATACGGATTCAGCAACGGTTTACGGTACGAGAAATCAAGACTTCACAAGATATAACAGATTGGAACGCTGGTGTTATTCCTGTTGCTATTCTCCACCCCGCCTCTGCCGGACATGGTCTAAACCTGCAACAAGGCGGATCCACTCTCGTCTGGTTTGGACTAACCTGGAGCTTGGAATTATACCAACAAACGAATGCCAGACTCTGGCGGCAAGGACAAACCGATACGGTCATCATTCATCACATCCTGACTGCCGGAACCATAGATGAAACCATTATAAAATCATTAAAAGAAAAAAACAAAACCCAGGCTGCACTGATTGAGGCAGTCCGGGCCAACTTGCAAGGAGGCAGCCTATGAGTGTTATCTGGAATTACCTGAATAAACGGAGCGGCGCCATTGATGCCATCCGGGATTACGACAGCATGAAGTTCATCATCGAAAATACCAGCGAGGACATTAAGCAGGCATACGCTGCCATGACCAGCCTGCATCCGTCCGGCTTTGATGGGATGCCGCACTCCAGCAACCCACATGCAACAGAAGATCATATCATCTCCGGACTGGCAGACATCGACATTCTGAAAGAACGGTACCGGCAGGCTGTCGAGTACATGGCATGGTTCCAGCCTGCATGGGAAAAGCTGAGCAGCGACGAGCAATACGTGCTGCAAACTTTTTATGCCGACGAGGATGCACAGACGAGTGCCGTCTATGCCATCGCTGATCATTTCCACATCGAGCGGTCGTCTGCCTACAAAAGGAAGAATCGTGCATTAGCTAAGTTTGCTATTCTTTTATTTGGGAAGACATGATGTCCAAAATCGCGGACGCATTTATCCATTTGACGTGTTATACTAATAGCATGAAAGTGTGAGAGAAGCCTTCGAGGGAGCAAATCCTTTGGAGGCTTTTGCTATGTGTTTATTATATTGACATTGTGTTGACATCAGCCAAAAATAATGCTATATTCAAGACAGAAATGGAGGTGTTGAATATGGTAAATACAAATTTGAATATCCGGACGGATAAGGAAGTCAAAAATCAGGCTGAGAAAATATTCAATGCTCTGGGAATGAATATGACGACGGCGGTAAACATATTCTTAAAAACAACGATACGAGAAAATGGCATTCCCTTCCGTCTCACTCTTGACGTTCCTAATGCAACAACTAGATCTGCCATTGAAGAAGGCAAACGAATCGCCATTAATAAAAAAGTAAAAGGGTATACCAATATGACAGATTTGCGTGTGGCCCTTGAAAAATGAAGTACGAAGTAAAATTCACCACTCAATTTAAGAAAGATTTGAAATTGGCAAAGAAGCAGAACAAAGATATAGATGTGCTGTTCTCTGTCATTGAGCAATTGGCCCAAGGAAAACAATTGGATGAAAAATATAGAGACCATGATTTAGGTGGAACATACAAAGGTTGCCGGGAATGCCATATTGATCCAGATTGGCTTCTCATTTATGAAACCAAAGATGATGTACTTGTTCTTCTGCTATATCGTTTGGGCAGTCATTCCCAATTATTTTAGCCACATGAGTAATGTAGCGGACGCATGTATCTGTTCGACGTGGTATACTAATAGCATGAAAAAATGTGAGAAGCCTTCGAGGGAGCAATCCATTGGAGGCTTTTGCTATGTCTGGAGATGAGAACCTTGCCTTGCTTTTATTTGGGAAGACCTGATGTCCAAAATCGCGGACGCATTTGTCTGCTTTACATGGTATACTAATAGCATGAAAGAATGTGAAAAGCCTTCGTGGGAGCAATCCCTTGAAGGCTTTTGCTATGTCTGGAGATGAGTGCTTTGCCTTGGAAACCCAAAAAGCCGTGCGCCTACCCCGGCTGCAGGGAGCTGACCGTGAACCGGTACTGCGAGCAGCACCAAAAATTAATGGACAAACGTTATGACGCGTACGAGCGCAGTCCTGTTGTCAAGAAACGATACGGCAGAGCATGGAAGCGCATCCGGGACCGGTACATCGGAAAACACCCCTTATGCAAGATGTGTCTGAAGAACCACAAGACCACTCCGGCAACGGAGGTGCACCATATCCGTCCCCTCTCCCGCGGTGGCACCCATGACGAGGATAACCTTATGGCATTATGCAAGCCGTGCCACTCAAAGATCACCGCCGAGATGGACGACCGCTGGCATCATGCCAGAAAGGAATACCGCTACGAGTGACTACGTTCCTCCAGGAGGGGCGGTCAAAATCTCTGTCGCGCCGAAATGCTAGACCGGTGCTGGGGTCACACGCACAAAAATTGCGGTTCAAACGGGGGATTTACCGCATGGGAAAGGAGTTGAACAGCCATGGCCAAGGACGGAACTAATCGCGGCGGCAGACGGATCCGCGCCGGGGACAAGCCGGAGGCGCTGGCAGATAAGATAGCCAAGGGAAAAGCAGCCACCATTATCGACCTGCCGACGCCCACCTTAGAAGGGGCGGATTTAAACGATGCCGCAGATCTCACCGGCGAGGACATGCCGAATCCCAGCGACTATTTGTCCGCCCGGCAGCGGGACGGCAAGCCGCTCGGTGCGGACGACCTGTTTCGCCAGACCTGGCGATGGCTGAAGGACCGCGGCTGCGAACGGCTCGTCAATCCCCGGCTGCTGGAAGCCTATGCCCAGGCATTCGCCCGGTATATCCAGTGCGAAGAAGCCATCAGCACCTATGGACTGCTCGGCAAGCACCCCACGACCGGCGGTGCGATTACCAGTCCATTTGTGCAGATGAGCCAGTCATTCCAGAAGCAGGCGAACCTGCTCTGGTATGAGATTTTCGATATCGTCAAGCAGAACTGTACCACAGCATTTGTAGGAAGTCCGCAGGATACGATGATGGAACACCTGTTGCAGGCACGGAAAGGAAAATAATTATGGAATTGATCAAAAAGAACATACAAGACCTTATCCCGGCAGCCTATAATCCGAGAAAGGATTTGCAGCCGGGTGATCCGGAATACGAAAAGCTGAAGCGTTCGCTGGACGAGTTCGGCTACGTCGAGCCTGTCATTTGGAACAAGCGCACCGGCAACGTGGTCGGCGGTCACCAGCGCTTAAAGGTGCTCCAGCAGGAGGGTATTTCGGAAATCGACTGCGTCGTGATCGACATGGACACCGAAAAGGAGAAAGCCTTAAACATCGCCCTCAATAAAATCAGCGGTGACTGGGATACGGATAAATTAGCGCTGCTCATTACCGATCTGCAGGGCAGCGACTTTGATGTATCGCTTACCGGCTTTGATCCGGCAGAACTGGATGACCTGTTCAAGGACGATATAAAGGATGGTGTGCATGATGATGACTTTGATGTGGATGCCGAACTCAAAAAGCCAGTATTCTCCAAGACAGGTGATGTGTGGCAGTTGGGAACACACCGATTGTTTTGCGGCGACAGCACCCAACCGGAAGCATACCAGCGATTACTGCAGGGAGCACCGGTCAATCTGGTGGTCACTGACCCGCCGTACAACGTCAACTACGAAGGCCGAGCGGGAAAAATCAAGAACGACCATCTGCAGAACGACAAATTCTATGAGTTCCTGCTCGCCGCTTTTACCTGCATGCACACCGTCATGGCAGACGATGCCAGCATCTATGTATTCCACGCCGACACCGAAGGACTTAACTTCAGGAAAGCCTTCTCGGATGCCGGTTTTTATTTATCCGGTTGCTGCATCTGGAAGAAACAGTCGTTGGTGCTGGGACGTTCGCCTTACCAGTGGCAACATGAACCAGTGCTGTACGGCTGGAAGAAGAAAGGAAAGCATGAATGGTACACCGGACGGAAGGAATCCACTATCTGGGAGTTTGATAAACCGAAGAAGAATACGGACCATCCCACCATGAAGCCGATACCGCTTTTAGCCTATCCCCTCCTAAATTCCAGCATGACCGGCTGCACTGTGCTGGATCCATTCGGTGGCAGCGGCTCGACGCTACTGGCCTGCGAACAGACGAAGCGACGCTGCTACATGGTAGAGCTGGATGAAAAGTTCTGTGATGTCATTGTGAAACGGTATATCGAACAGGTCGGCTCGAGCGAACAGGTAACCGTGACACGGAATGGAAAAACCTATCCCTATACTGAAGTGGAGGCAACATAATGCATGTATGTATCAACCCCGGGCATGACCGGGAACGGGACAGCGGTGCGGTGAATCCCAACACCGGACTGCGGGAATGTGATGTGGCGGCAACTATTGGGAAATTAGTGAAAGGGTATCTGGAATCGGCAGGCTGCGAGGTGCAGCTCTTGCAAAGCGATAACCTGGCCGGGGAAACACCGGATCTGCCCTGTGTGGTGGATACGGCAAATACCTGGCCTGCCGATGTATTCGTCAGCCTGCACTGCAACTCCGACAGCGGCTACGCCCGCGGTACAGAAACGCTTATCTATGCCAACGATAGCGGTCTATCTCCGCAACTTGCCGCCTGCATCCAGTCGCAGATCGTGCAGAGTCTCGGCATGGTGGACCGCGGCCTAAAGGAACGGCCCAACCTCATCGTATTGAAGGATACCACGATGCCCGCTGTCTTAGTGGAAACAGCTTTTATTGATAACGAGGATGATGCCGCGCTGCTCACGAATAACGCGGATGATTTCGCCCGGGCCATTGCCCGCGGTATAACAGATTTTGAAGGGAGATACTAATATGGATATTGAAACGATTAAAAACGAACTCAAGGAACACATTCTGGACTCGGTGCAGGAGGATGTCAAGAACGCCACCATTTCCTGGCTGAATACAACGGTGCTTCCGGCAGCCAAAGAAGTAGCGGATGCCTACACAGCCGCCTTGCAGGAATCTGCCGGTAAGGAAACCGGCTGGAG